TTGTAAAATTACTATTTAAAAAAAATATGTAAAGAGTATATTTATAAATATGGAATCAAAAATTTGTGGAATATGTCTCCAAGAAAGAGAACTTATTCATTTCGATAAGACCAAACAAAACCTTAGTGGTTACTCCTACAGATGTAAAGATTGTAGAAGAGAATATGCGAGAAAACATCATCAGATTCTCAAAGAAAGATTGGACAATGATATAGAGACTTGGAACATGAGAGCTGTAAATAAAAACGATTATTGCCAAATGTATTCTTTCCTATCAAAAATCGGTTATAATCTTCAGGAGGATATCCATACTCAATTTTTGAAAAAGTGGAATCTTGAGTCTCCAAAACGTCGTGGCAAAAGACAACAGAACAAATATAGTTATGAAGATTGTTGCAAAAAAAAATCCCACTTTGAAGGTGAGATTTTATAGTATAGTAAAAATGATTACGAAGTGAGACCTTGAATCAGTCCAATTAGGAATGTAATGATTATACACCATTTTACAAAGCCCCAACAGAGTTTCCATAGTTGATTAATACCATTTCCCGAAGTTGCTTTATGCGCGGCTTTACTCCCGATGGTATGTCCGAAACCTCTAATAACAGAATTAAATAATGACATAGAAGTGATGTTCAGAACTCCTGTCCCCGAGTTATTGATTGTTTGATTAAATTAAATTGAATTTTTTGAATACGAAATTCTCTACCTGCTCACAGAATAATTTGACTTCATAAGCATTTTTACCTGATAAGTCCAACAAGTCAAACATCTTAGTTATACAGAATTTTGCTTCTGACTTTGCAAATTGTGAATGCAAATCAATTTTGAATTGTGCTTGAACTTGTTCGAATGCTTTCATAACTGATATATTCATAGTTGTATTTTTATTGAAGTGCTAAGATAAGGAATTACATTTTACCAGCCAAAATTTCTATCCAAATTGTCATACCACCACCCTCGTTATAGAATACGTCGGTGATATACTCTTTGAGAAGTTCTACGTGATGTGGCTCACCATTGAAAGTTGTGATGGTTGTCCCATCTTCTCTCTTCATCTGAACGAGAATGAAGTTCTGTCCTTTGTTGTCTGTTTTCTTTTTCATAGTTTTTTTGTTTTGTTTCACAAAAATACAAACAAACAAATTACCAGCAAAATTTTATTGAAAAAAATCTAAAGAAAATATTTTCTTACCAACACATACCATTTCTTCACCCATTGGGGTAGGTACGTGCATAATCTTGGGGTCGAGATAAATTGCAGCTTCAACGGATATTGGAGTAACACCAAATCCATTCTGATGTTTGTCGAATAGAAATTTCTGGAACCCTATCTTCTTTCTTAATGTACAATAGAGTTCAATATCAAAATGAGCATAGACTTCCTGCTCATTATCAAGAGTGAATATGAGAACTACTTCATAGAACCTCTTGGGAGAGTTTTCGCTTTTCATCTTTGATATAGTTTTCCATTTTCTCAAAACGATTTAATACATCTTTGTTTGGGCCATTGATACAGAAATCTACCATAACATCTGTGGCGAGTGCTATTGTTAATAAGGATGGACAATATCCACAATCATTGAAATACTTCTGAACAAGGTGAGATTGGTTTTGAAATACAATCTGTTCTTCTTTGGTGCGTTGTTTCATACACTTTTTTTGCTAAGGTAAAAAATTATTTTGAATCTGCCAACATTTCTTCATAAGCAGATTTTTCAAGTTCTTGTTCTTCCAACCATTGTTGGTAAGTTAAATCCATGTCATCAGGAAAAATGATTTGCAATTCGTCGAGAAGTCTTTTAGTTTGTCCCATTGTTTTTTTTTTTAAAAATAACAAATTGTAACCACAAAATCAAAGGTAAATGCAAAAAAAAACCTCTATTTTGGATAGAGGTGGTTGTATGTAGACCTTATTGTAAGGATGAAAAAAGAGGGAAGGGAAAAAAAATAAATGCTTGAAGTAAAATATAGACAATGGGATAAACTATATAAACCCTTCCCTCTGAAATAAATATACAAGAAAACTAAAAACTTTCAATAAATATCAGAAAATTTTACAGCTTCAATATCTGTATTCTTCTCTATAGCATCAATCTCATCAGGATTGTTGTCAATGTGTTTTGTAACACCCAATTTCTGCAATGTATCCCATTTCAATTTTCCTTCTGTATAATGGATTTTATTCTTGGGGATACCTACGAGGTCAGCAATTTTTTCCACGTCCTCATTTTCGTTCTTATTGCGTCTGGTGACAATATGCAAATCTGCACCTTGTTCCAATAATTTCTTTGCCATCTCTTGTCCTCTTTCTGTCGATAAGGTATCATCGAAATCAATTGATATCGGGCCTTCGAATACAACAGGTTCAACAATGAGGTCATCTTCCATAAGATTAACAGGGCCAGATGTTACAACTACTTTGGTTGTACAAGCTGCATAAGCCGTTCTATAATCTCTTCCCGCAGCCTTCTGAGCTGCAATACATTCACCAAGAGCACTATCTTTTGGAATCTCAGCAAAGTCTTCGAGTTTTGCCCAATACTTATAATACTCATTAAAACTTGTTAAACAATAACCCATTCTCTCTTTGAGATTAGGATATTGCTCTTTCATCTTCATATTCTTTGAACATCTTGTAAGATACATTCCACGATTCTCAGACTTCCTTGGCTTCAATACAAATACTTCATCAGCAAATTCACGCTTATCCCAAAACGATTTACACACAGCATATCTCTGACCTGAATCGGGGAAACTTTCCTTTTCTTTGCTCATACATCTTGATATGAAATCCTTTTCTGTTTCTTCTGAAGTTGGTTTGATTGGCATATTATAATCCTTTTCCGAATCCTTTTAGTTCATGGTTTTCTTTGATTAATTCCTCGATTTTTGATTCCAAAGTTGATACTTTGGTATTCAGGCTTTCAATTTCCTTACGCAAATCCTCAATTATATCTCTATAAATTGATATTGAATGTTCGAGACCTTGAAGAATTAAATTATCAGTTTCAGCATTGGTTCTTCTTTTTCCGACAAACCATGCCGCTACGGCTGTAATTGCATTCGATAATAACAATAATAATTCCTGATTCATATTAAAATCCACAACAGAAATAAGTTGGGTCAGAGTAAATTGGGAGATTTCTTGGTATACCACCACCATATTGAGTTCCATATCTTCCACCATTAGGAATATGTAAATTCATTGAATAGTTCTTTCCAAGATGAGGTTGAAGTCCATCGTTTGTTGTCCAAGAATAAACCAATGGATAATTGTTTGAATTGAAAATTAATTCATCTAACAATCTTTGTTCGAAGAACTGAGCTCTGTCATCAGCTCTATTATACATCCATTCCATTTCCTTCATTGTGACAGTTTGCTCAGAACCTTGAACAATACCATTATTCTTAATACGCATAAATACGGAGGGCAAACACTCGCGATAAGCATGCCATATTAACATTGGTTGACAAAAATAAATTAAGAAATTGTTATTGATGGTAGTCAAATTATTATTTTGAACTTGATTTAAAAGTTCACGATAATACCTACCCCCGATTAAGTATTCTAGCTTAGTCTGTTGTACCACACTTATAAAAGGCAGTAAAACTGAGCTAGTTACGTTCGGGTCAATATCCGTAAAATTTTTCAATTTGTTCTCAGAGACGAGAAGTACATTTGAAGGCACAAGTGCTTGAGACATAATTAGTTAGATTGATTATTTATAGTTTCATCTTTGTTTATATCCAAACCTTCCGTCTTATTCACATTGACTGTTTCTATTGGCTTTTCATCAGGAATTGTAACCATGTTATATTGTTCAATCTTAATATCAGTTGGGATTCCACCATCTCTAAGTGTTAATAACTTATTGAATACTGTCATTATCTCTTCTTGGATAGGCTTGATAACGAGGTTATGGAAATGGTCTTGAGCTTCAAGATGGTCAGAAACACCCAAACCTGAAATGGTTGAGAGAATACCAATCAACTCAGGAGAGGAGATTTGATGAGATTGAAGGATAGACTCTGTTACCATTTCATTAAGTTCAATCCACATTTTATCTGAGGCATTTGAAGGAATTGCTGAAATCTCAGGAGCTTCTTCTTTGTTATTACTGAACGTCAAAAAGATTTTGCCAGCTGAGTTACTTCCCCCAAATTTGTTCATAATTTGATTATAAATCTCTTCACGCTCTTCTGGTCCAGGCACACCTGAATTTAGAGCTATAAACATATTTGGACTAACACCATTAACAATATTATTAAAGTGCCAGTTTTGGATTTCTACTTGTGTTGAAATAGCTGTAGCTGCTCCCCAATATGAAGGCATTCCATAATACATCTGACCTGGTGTATGATTTCTATAATAGAATACTTGAGATGGCTCTTCGTGACTCGGATTGAATGCTGGTAATTTTCTTGGAACAAATTTCTTTGGATAAGCCCAATCTGCTGAGTAATAGTAACTGTCTATTCTATCGTGCAAATCCGATTTCTCAGCTCTCAATTTGGAAGTATCCATTGCATATATTTCAAATCCTTGTTCACGGTCTTTTCTCCAAACACAATTGAGAGCGAATGCTCCATATAATATAAAGTCCAAACAAGCTTTGTTCCAAACATCATAGAGTGTATCACCCAATGAGTTTACCATCATCAATCTTTGATTCTGTAATTCTTCTTCAAAAAATAATTTCTCACCACGAACTCCATACCATTTGGTCATTACACAAGTCCTATGCGTTGGTGATGAATTGTATAAGCGAATTAATTCTTGTGGAGCCAAATTGGACAAACCATAATGAACCCAAGGCGTCCTTGTGTTTATCATCAGGTTCTCTTCAATTAGAGGAACCCTAGCTTGACCCCCAAAATCGAATGCTTTAAAATTGAAATCTTTTGTATCGCTCATACTATTAAATATAAAAATTTAGGAAAAAATCTATCCTTTTTTTAATATGTGTTTCTTCCTAAACTTGTTTGGAAATTATTTATCAATGTATCCAATGTTATAGTTGTTGCACTTGTCATACCAGAAGCTATGTAAGCAAATATTTCATTTTTAGTTGAGTTGAAATTTGCTGTTCCACTTGAATTTAAAGCACCCAAATATAATCCATAAGGACTTGAATTTACACCTGAAGCTGCAGGATTAGTCTCAGAAGCAACCACAATACCATTTCTCAATATCTCAACCAAAGATTGTGAAGTTCTCACATTATGATAATTTCCACCATTAGTAGTATTAGTAAAATTACCAGCTCTGTCTATATTGAAATACCTACTATCATTAGTAGCATTCCAATAAGCCGCTAAATGCCAATAATTACCACCTTTTTCAACACCACAATCAATCTCATAAGAATTCGTGGTTGCAGAAGTTGTTACATAAATTCCAAATGAATTCGAATAGGCATCTGTTGGAAATGAATAATTCGTATTAGCATAGGCATCAGTTCCATTAGGTTTTTGACCAGCAGAATTGTGTGTCCAACCTCCATTGTAACTTAAATCATAACTTGTATTGAGATTTCCATTTAATTTATGTGAGTTAGCTACACCACCCAATATTGGATAGAAAGCAATTAAATTGGAATATATACCATTGGATTTTAAATTTGTAAATAATGTATTTGTAGCCGCAGACATTGTTGAATCCAATGTTCCACCATTAGACAAAACTGAAGCCAAATAAGCAGCAGCATCGGAATCAAATGGTGCTGGTGTAGAGCTCGGTGTTGGAGTCATTGTTGGAGTTGCTGAAGAGGTAATTGTTGGTGTTACAGAAGGTGTTTGAGTTATCGTTGGCGTTATAGTAGATGTAACTGTTGGAGTAAGAGTTGGAGTTATACTCGGAGTAGGAGTAGGAGTATTTGTTGAACTTACAGTTAAAGTTGGTGTTGGAGAAGATGTAACCGCTGGTGTCGCTGTTGCTGAAGGAGTAACACTCGGTGAAACTTGTGGATTCAATTCATCAGGAGCAAAGATATAGTTTGAATTATCTTCGTTGTTGGAGATATATTCAACATAATAATCATTGGTTGTTTCACCAGTTGTAGCCATCAATAAAGCTGTTCCCCATTCAACAGTATTATAAGCGAGAGATGGATTTGTGTTTGTTGGAATCTGAGCAACTTGTTCTAAAATCCTATAAGTATACTGTCCTTCATACGGGAAGGATATTTGACCAACACCAGTTCCTTCTGTGAATTCGAACTCATCATACCTCTTCTGATGCACAGAAAGATTTGGCAACACGAAATTAACTTGTTGCTTCGAAAATATATGAGTAAATGAAAATAACCACTCAGGATTTAGGAGTTCAGCGTTCTGAGACACCGTAACTACCATCTTGTTGAGGGAACCAGTCTTAAGTAAAATCATGGCTAAAAAATAAACATAAAGGGGAACTTGTCCCCTCTATGTTTAGATATAAGATATTATACTGACTCAACAGTGATACCTGTGCAAATTGAAGCCAATGTGCCAGATAAAGAATTGATTGGGAATTGCTCAAGAGCTTGGAAAGTCATATTCAATCCATTAGCATCTCCGAGAGCTTTACCACTCACCTGAGTACCAGCAGAAATGAACGAACCATAGTCTTGTCCCATTAACCAATAGAGACCATTATTATCAGAGAACACGATTGCTAACTTTTGGTTCTGAGCCAAAACTTTCAATATGTTTCTTTTATCTTGAGTCATCTTCGCAAAGTATGTTACGAGTTCGTCTTGGTAGAACACAGTACCTGCTTCCAATGAAGCATTCACAGTCTCAGTGAACTGAGAACTTGTTCTGATTAACTCGAAAGCATAAAATGTACCAGTACCTGAAATTGCTGTGATTGTGTCACCTGTAGATTGTGTGATTGACGTAATGTTGTCAAAATCAGTTATCCACATATTAGCCACACCACCCGCATTATCACGGCACCCTAACTGAATCCCACTTGTAAGATTACATGCCATTTTATATTAGATTTAATGTTTTAGTTTATGTTTTTTTAAATATGAAGGGGTTTGAACCCCTCCATATTCAAATATTAAAGTCCATTAGTTACGATGAACTGAGGGAAAGCGATTGCAGCTCCCAATTTCCAAGCTGACATAATTCTTACCTCTTGGAAATCCTGAGACCACCATGCTCTGTATGAATCCTCATCAGAAGCTAAGTCAACTCCAACAATCATATACTGCTGAGGAGCAGCTACGATTAAGTCAGAACCATTGAGACCAGGTATGCTAACCACTTTAAAGTGCGTTTGCGGGTGGAATACCTCATAAACAGCACCCAAAGAAGGTTCTGTGAAATGGAAGTTATTCACATTTCTGATAGCCTTCAAGTAGCAAGAGAATTGTGCTTGAGACATATAGATAACGATGTCATCTCTGTCGAACACGTTTCTGTTTAAGTTCTCGATTAAGTTATCGATTTGTGCTAAAACATTATAAGCTTGTTCAGTTGTTGAAGCACCAGTTACATTGCAGAGAGCTGTTTGACCAGTCAAAGCAACAACACCAGCTGTGTTATTCAACAACTCAATGAAACCAGAGAAAGCTGTAGATGCAGAAGATGCATTCCATACTTGGTCTTCATTGTATCTTTTGATTTGCTTTGTTTGCAAATCGATGATAGCCTGCTCGAAAGGAGCTTGTTCGTTATATGAACCACTGTTAAGGTATTGACCTAACCACAATGTGTTCAACTCTTCCAAACAAAGAGATTGATTAACTTTATAAGGTTGAACAGTTACAGCTGTTGTTGTGAAAGTTGTCAAACCTGAGTTTGTCCAACCACAAGATGTACCTGTTTGTACTTCCAATGTTTCAGAAAGTAAGTTAACATTTTGTGTACCTTTAATACCAGGAACTACGTTAACATATTGCATTGTTCTTGGAGACACGTTCTTATTATTTTTACCA